GGTGTAGACAGACCAAGAATATGCTTCCCCACTCTTGCGAGCATCCCTCCAACCCGTAACGAGTCCGTTTAAGAAAGAATCCCAGTGAACAATAGTTCCGTTGCACCATAAGAAACCATCCTTATCGAAGTCGATTGCTGGAAACACAGCTGCTGTAACCCAGTTCTTGATTTGCTGCCTAGAGTCGGGTGTTTTCGTATTCAACTCTGATTCGAAGTCATCGAGCACCATTCCTGTAAATCTAGTTGAAAGTTGCTTTTTACCACGAAGTCGCTGATTCGCACCCTTTGCTATCATTCTGCAGCCATTAGTGAGCGTAAACTCGGCTTTCGTCCATTTGTTCCCCTGTAAGTCTCCAAAGTAGTAATCTATGGCTGGGTTTAACTCAATATGATTCATAACCCAGTTAAGGTTATCAATAGCTTGATCCTGTGCTTCACCTATCCATGCTATAAATTCAGGCTTATCTTTCTCTGCAAAGACAAAGCGATGCAAGATCGCTGTGGCTGCTAACGTGGATTTAGCATGGTCACGTGGCAATACTAGCCCTAACTGCTGTATTTTTTTACTTAAAAGGAGCTTCCCCACCTCTACATGAAAATCAGGTGTTGCAGAAGCGAGGAAGTCTTGAGGAGAGAAAAGTTTACCAAAAGTAATGAGGTCGCCATATGCCTTCGCAAGAAGCTCCTCATTTTTACTGACATCACCATGTAGATTTAAATTGGCCAATTAAGGTCTAATATACTCCATTGTCATGGATATGTAGGCATGTACAAGGTCAGTCATGTAGTGTAGGTCTTGCCACATAAGAAACATACAGTATGCCATAAATGTCATCCATACAAGCATTATAAGTTTTCCTAAATCATTTTTCATTTATTGTTATATGTTCGCACATAATTTCTTCACAATCATAATTTTTGAAGTGTCCATTATGAAAGTGGTTTATATCACAGTATTTGGGACAAAACTCATATCCCTGAATCCTAACCATTAAAGTGTCCCCAAAACCCAGCGGATACGGTCTGGGCTTTGCCCTTTCCGATTCGAGTCCTATAAGACTTGCAATTAAGATTAAACATCCAGTTGTTATTAAATTCACTTTTTACCAAAAACGTAAGCTCCTATATTTAAACAGCCGATTAAAAATAATAACACCATATCGCCTATATGCCATAAGTAGAGGTTATAAAACCCCACAAACAGGTTAAGCAGGCGAGCAGCATCTCTTTTTGTCACTTGAGTTCAAAATGAGGAAAGTCATCGAAGCGGTTGTCTATAACTTGAAAGTCCTGATCCCAATCACCGCCCCAGCGTAAGTTTATACCCATCTGACTAGCAACGCCAATAACAAATCCAGCAAACAGTGTTTGCCTCTCTCGATCCTTCCAGTCAACAGGATAGGGCGTAACATCAACAGCGGAAGAAGGCTGACGATTATGTCGCCCATTTGGATACCTTACCTTCGTCTTTCCCTCTTCATACAGCTTGTTTTGTCTATCCTTGTCCCTATGACCTTCTAAAACAGAGCAATCAACGTGCTTAATCACTTCATTAAATACTTGTTTTAGTTTACTGTCGCAAGTATTTAGGCTCTCCCTAGATTTTCTCCCAAATTTTGGCACTATGCTTCTCCTCTCATTCCCTCTCCTCCGAAAAGTTTAACTATGTGGTTGTCTGTGTCGAACTCAGAGCTACAATGTGGACAAAGCCAGCCGATAACTTCGTCATAATCACCTAATAGCCCAACTCTTTGTGTAAATTCATCGTTTAGGTGCAATTCTTTGTTGCAAATAGGGCAGGGATCAACTGCCTTCTTCTTTTTAGTCGTTTTTGTCTTTTTCTGCATGTGCGATAAGTTCTGGTTCTCCATGTTTTTTAACTCCTTCTAGCTGCTCAGGCGAAAAACCCGCCCAAATTGTTACTTGCTCTGACTTTTTCTCTCCAAGGTCAAATAACCCTGCAATTTTTGACAAACTATCAAGTGCCCTTAACTTTGCAGGATCACTTTCAGCCATATCTGCGATTGTCTTGTATCTCTCAATTAACCAATTAGGTGTAACACCCTCTTCATTTAGAATTTCTTCTATCTGCTTGTCTATCATTTTTCTAATTGTCTCCGTTTTTAAAAGCTTATCAGTCCGATTTTTTATGTAGTTTGAACTTCTTGCATCTGGATACGCCCTCTTGTAAGCTTCAACAGCCCCTAAGCCACCAGCAACGTACTTAGCAAATAACAACTCCCTTGAGTTACGATCCCTGCTATTGAAATCCTTCTGACTAACATTTGTACCCGAAAATGTGTAAATGTTCTCTGCTATGCCATCTTCACCAAGCATCTCTTTTTTCCTGTCTTTTTGGAGATATGTACCACAAACAGTGCGAACACACGACACAGACCGATTGCTGTCTTTTATTTTTGTTTTTCTCAGGATTTGACACACAAAGCCATCATCTGTATAAACCCACTCCCCTTCATCACCGTGACGCCAGTTATGGCGAACAACCCCATCGGGGTAGTAGACAGCAAATTCTTTCATGCTGTCATACAAGTAATGCTTTGTGTTTTTTATTTCTTTGAAATCCATGCTGTAATATACGTCAGTTTGGGGTTAAAATGCAAATTCCTGTAAATTTCTCTATAATATAATATATAATATATAATACATAATATATAATAAAGTTCCTTTATTATAATATATTGCTGTAGAAAGTGTGTCAGAGAACACAAAAAATAGCAAAATTCAAAAAATTACATTAGAATGAGTGTACCCCTTTCTTTATCCGCATACCCCCGCCAAGTTGCCCTCGTAGGGGTTACAATTAGGTTGAATTTTAGCCAAGATTATAATATTAGATGAATTTCACCGCATATTTGAGGAAAGGAAGAACAAATAAAAAGCCCCTCATTACAAGGGGCTTTAAGTTTACCGCTATTATTAATGCGGTGATGTTATGAGTGTGAATGAGTGGCTCTAACTACCTTATGCACACGCAAGAGATATATACTCATATCATACGCACCTACAACCACGAGTTATCATATTAATTAACCTTCCTTTCAATAACTTTTATTGTGTGTATTCTCTTCTTTTCACCATCTTTGATTAGATATAGTTTCCCATGCTTTGTTAAGCATAAATCTACATCATTTACACTATCATATAACGTTACGTCCTTTTGATATTTCATTTTATTACCTTTCTCATTTATTGATTAATAATTAACATGAGTAATATAATACTATTGAACATATTAATAACAAATACTTTTTAATATGAAATAAATTTAAATACTTCTTGTTTTTACCATTATATGTTTTTACATTACTTTTATTGGACGGGGCAATTTATTGGAAAGATGCTTTTTGAAATAGAGAGATAATTAAGGAAAGACCGAGAGGAAACTATCTTAATTATGGATTAATCACTCAAATAATAATAACAAGCAAGGGAGTAATAATACTATGGCAAATACTAACCTATATGATGCACTGGGATTTACAAAACAGGTAAAAACACGTGCAAGTAATGGTAACTTATCACTTGAGGGAACAATCAAGAGAGGTATAAGGGAAACTATCCATAAATTTTTATTGGATAATTACCCTCATTTATACGTTAATCTTGATACCACAACCATCATAAAACAAGATGGAGAAGGTAATTTAAGTGATATGAGTGATGTAAGTGGCTACCGTTTATTGATTCCAATGGATGACAAAGTAGAGGTAAAAAATGGAAACAACAAAGTAGTTTTAGCCAATGCCGTGAAAGTAAGTGATCCACAAATATATTTACAAGGTATACAAAATAACGTATGCGAGTTTGTAAAAATAGGTGGAAAGACTCATACTTGGGACAATAAAGAAAGTAAATTTACCAAGTAAATAAATAAAATAACCTCCGCTAATTAATTTTAGCGGAGGTTTTTTATTACTATTATTATTTGATATATTGCTGTAAATAATTAAACAGGAAAGGAAAGGCAATGGAAATAAATACGACTGATTATTATGTAAAGGAAAGGGAACTGTTCGATGGGGTGAAAGAGTATGTCTGTACTCCTAAACTGCAAGAGTGTGGTGCTTGTCATTGTAAGGTAAATAGTAATAAAATGACAGCGGTTAGATACCCACTTGTATCAGGTGGATTAAGACATAATGTGGATAAAATAGTCTGTGACAAATGCTATCCACAAGTAAAAGAAATACTAAAAGACAACCCATACAAATAAAGGAAAACAGATGAAAAACAATGGTAAATGTGTAATATGTAATAAAAAGATAACGGCAGACCCTAATGGCTGGGAAGGTGGATGTAATGCCGAGCCAGTAGCAAGTGGTCAATGTTGTTATATATGTGATAATGAGGTAGTGTTACCCGCAAGGTTTATACAGTATGGAATAAAAATGAAAGGAGAAGCATAATGCCAGCATCACCAATAACTAAAGAAGTAGCACTCCCAGACAATTGGGTGCAACTACAAAAGATAATAATACCAGATAGCAATACAAGTTCTTACTGGAGTGTATGGTACAATGCAGACAACTTCGGGGTAATAGAACCAAGTGCAAAGGGTACTGCATGGTTAATGTGGTGTCCATTTGGAGATGACCCATCAGTAAATGATAGTTGGGGGCATGCAGAAGAGATAGATGATAGTTGTAGAAATGTACTAACTGCAATAGAATCAGTATATGGAGTGTCATTTCATGATAGTATAGAAGTAGAACTACCTGCAATGGAAGAAATACGGAAATCATGTGGAGAACCAGATGGAATTGAAGAATACTGTTCAGGAGCACCTCATATCGAAAGTTGCCCACTTTATAAACCAATAATCCCATCTGGCTCAGTTGCCATAGGCAAAGGGGAAACGTGGGATGGTGAGTAATATAACCTCTGAGTGAAACGGAGGATAATGCACACAGTTTGTTTGCTTCTCTCTGTGTGTTATACAAGGGGAGAGCAGTAAGTTCGCTATGCAGACGTGTTCTCCCCTACAATTTAATAACAACAAAACAGAAAGGAAAGGCAATGGATACAATAGATTATACTAAGGTTACAGCTGATGCTATCTTACAAGATTGCGTAAAATGTAAAGGAAAACATACCTTCTCTGTTTCATTATTCATTAATGAAACTGGAGAAGTTATAGCA